CCTAAATTATTTTTTACTGAAGATTGTAAATATACTTTGCAGTCTTTAAAAAATATTATGGTCGATAAGAGAAATCCAGAGGTTTATGATTCTGCTGGATTTGACCATCCAGTAGATGCTTTACGATATGCAATAATGGGAAGGACAATAGAAGTCGGAGAAAAATATGAGCCAGAAACTTTTGGTGAAAGGGAAACAACTATACAATCTTTTTAAAACTTTTTTCTATCGTAAGTACCCGTAATCATTACACTTTATAAAATAGTTTATATTTAGTATTGACTTTGTTATAGGTTTTAGTTAATATTTAACCATGATGTTAAACAATAAAAAAAACAAACAACATCAAGGAGAAACAAAGATGGAAGTAATAGAAGTAAAACACACAGCATTTAGAGGAACAGGAGAAACAGTTGCTCTAGTAAAGGTAGATAGTAATTTATCACTACCAGAAAAACTTGAGTATGCTTACCGCTGGACAAACAGTATCGAAGGTAGCTGGAGTCTAAAAGTAAAAAGTATCAAGCACGAAGGTAAAGATTATCCAAACGGAGATTACAATAAAAATGTTATTGTAGTAACTCCACTTTACAAAGATGAAGATGGTAAAGAGTGGGGACACAGGTCAACTTCAGTAGGCGACCAACTGGTTATCAACGACCAAGTTTATGTAGTTGCACCATTTGGATTTGAAACTTTAGAAGGAGAGAGGGTACAATAAGTACCCCTCTAAGGAGAAACAATATGGAAGAATTAACAATGAAACAACTAGAAGAAAGACAAGCAGCAGAAAGGGCAGAACTAAGATTGCAAATTCATCAAAAGGCATTAAAGGAAACTACAGAAAAAGTATGTAGTGTAAGAAAAGAAATGGTTACTCATGCAAGATGGTTAAAAGAGATAGCAGAGGACATAATAAAATATGATAACAAAGTCGATTATGATGACTTACAAAGGTTGCAACAACAGACAGAATTTTTAGTAGGATGGATTAGAAAGGTATTAGAAACTAAATCCAAAGCTAGAGATTTAAGAAAAGCAATTAAAAACTACAAGGAGAACAAGTGATGGGATATTTTTCAGAACTACAAATAAACATGGATGAGGATAAACTCATGCCAGTAGAATTTATGCCAAGCAAATTTAAATTACTGGCAATGAGAATTTGTGATGAAGACTATAATCTGACACCAATACAAAGAGGATTGGTTTTGTATCGAGCAAAATCTATAGCTTGTTATAACGAATGGTATTCAGCAGACAATGTAGTAGAGTTCCAAAGAGTTGTAGATAAGCTTTGCAATGAATACGAAGTAAGCTAAACTATTTGAGAGAGTGGTCAGTTTATCCATTTGTTTCTCCGAACAAAAGACCAAACATCACCTTGACCACTCTTTCTATTGCATTAATACAATACTTCATTTAAAATTTAGCAAATGGCTAAATCACAAAAAACTTACCAAACCGAAACAAAACCACAAATGAATGAAATAGCTAGTGCTGATTTTGGACTCTATAATAAGAGTGGCGAGATAATACCATATAATCCAGACTCCTTGATTGGCAGAAAAGGTTTCTATATGTATGACCAAATGCGAATAGATGACCAAGTTAAAGCTTGTCTAACTTTAAAGAAGTTTGCAACATTAGCACCAAGCTATCAAATAATCCCAGCAAGTGATGATGACCAAGATGTAGAAGTCGCAGAGTTTGTAGAATATTGCTTGGACAAAATGCAAGGCAATGTTATCGATTCAATATTAGAAATAATGACAGCACTAGATTATGGATTCTCAATATCAGAAATAAATTATAAACCAATTGACTCTGGTCAATTTGCTGGAAAGATTGGACTTAAATCTATCAAAACAAAAAAACCACATTACTATAGATTTGCAGTAGATGAATATGCTAACATCTTAAAAGATGGCATTGTCTATCAAGAAGCAGGGCAAGATGTAAAATACCCAACATCTAAATTTCTAGTATTTAGTTATCAAAAAGAATTTGGCAATCATTATGGAACATCAGACTTACGACCAGCATATAGAGGTTATTGGTCAAAAGATGTTCTTATTAAAATGTGGAATATTTATTTAGAGCGATTTGCTAACCCAACTGTTCTAGGTAAATATAAAACTAACGACCCAAGTGCTAGGCAATCTCTTAGAGACATATTAGATAACCTTACAGCAAAAACATCTATTACTCACAGGATGGAAGAATTTGATATTGAATTATTAGAGTCATCAAGAAATGCAACTGGTGATTTTCAGAGTGCTTTAAACTTTTACAATAAATCAATCGCTAGAAGTATTTTAATTCCAGATAGGTTAATGGCAGAAGGCGATACTGGTGCTTATGCTCAAGCTAAAATTCACTTTGATGTATTTTTATTTGTAATACAAAAGCTTAGACAAGATATAGAAGAAACAGTTATGGGCGAACAGTTAATTAGAAGATTGGTTGCTTATAACTATTCTAATGTAGAAGAATTACCACATTTTAAATTTAACCCAATGACAGATGACCAAAAGCTACAGCTTAATACATTATTTATTGATGCAGTACAAAAAGGTGTTATTGGTGTAACAATGGAAGATGAGAACATTCTTAGAAAGAATCTAAACTTCCCAGAAAGAAATATTGACCCAGAAAACGAAGAAGAAATTACTGATGGTGCAGATGAAGAAGAAGTAGAAGAAATTGTAGAGAACAGTTATTCGCAAGTTGATTTAAGACCAACTGAAGGAATGGCAGAAGAAGGAGAAAGAGCTTTAGAGTGGAGAAGGGAATTTGGTCGTGGTGGAACAGCAGTAGGGATAGCCAGAGCAAGGCAATTAAAAAATAGAGATAATCTTTCCCCAAGCACAGTTAAAAGAATGAAAAGCTTTTTTGCAAGACATGAAGTAGATAAAAAAGCAGAAGGATTTAGAGCAGGTGAAAAAGGTTATCCAAGTAATGGTAGAATCGCATGGGCTATGTGGGGTGGCGATGCAGGGCAATCTTGGTCAGAAAGAAAAGTTGCTGAATTAGAAAACAAAGTTACAAGTGATTCGCAAGAAGTAAATGTTTATAGTCCTAGAGATAAAGCATTGCAAAATAAAGTCGACAAACATAATGAAGAATATGGCGATACAAAAACTAAAAGAGTTACACTTGGCAAATTGAAGACCGTATATGATAGAGGTGTTGGAGCTTTCAAAGGAAACCCAGCAAGTGTAAGACCATCAGTAAAAACAAGTGAGCAATGGGCTATGGCTAGAGTAAATTCATTTCTAGCAGCTTTAAGAACAGGTAGATTTAGAAGTGGTAGACACGATACAGATTTATTTCCAGAAGGACATCCACTTGCTACTAAAAAAGATAACTCACATTCTTGTGGGCATAAAGCTTATAAAACATCATCAGAAAAAAGAGTTAATTTTGCTAGAGTCGATAATCAACTAAAAAAACTAGAATCTGATTCAATAGAAAGCATAAGAGAAGTTATGACTAAACAAATGGATTCTGTAAAAACTTATGTAAAAAATAAAATGGAAAGTAACAAATTTGATTTTGCAGCAGTAGATAATTTAGAGTTAAAAAATAAACAAGAGCTAATTACTACATTTAAAAAAATATATGAAGATTCTTATAACTTAGGTGCTAAGGAATCTAAAACAGAATTACCAAGAAGGTTTTCTACAACTAAAATAGGTCAAGGTTTAGTAGCATCTGGATTCCTAAGATTCTTAAATTCTAAATCAAGATTAGATGTTAAAAGAATATTGCAAACTATGAACAATAGCTTGACTGGTGTTTTATTAAATTCTATCTCTAAAGGCGAGGGTGTTCCAGCTACTATGTTAGCTATAGAAGATTCTTTTGCACCTTATAATGCAGATGGCAACACAATCAAGCCAAATGGAGAAATATTAAAACCATATAGAACAGAAGCAATTGCTAGAACAGCAACATTGGGCTCATATAATTTTGGTCGTAGAAGTATTGGAGAAGATAAAGATGTTAAAGATTTTGTTCTTGGCTATCAATTATCTGCTGTATTAGATGAGCGAACATCTGACATTTGTGAGCTAGTTGCAGAGATAGAGCCAACTATTAAAGTAGAAGATGAAGCTACACTTAATGAGCTTACACCACCTTTACATTTTAATTGCAGAACAATATTGACTTTTATAACTAAGAATGATGCACCTATACAATGGACTGATGAAGGCGACTTGCAAGAGATAATTGCTATGGTCGGTTTAACAGAATGACAGCAGTAAATTCTATTACAACTTGGGAACAAGCCAAAGTATTTCTTCAGACTTTGCATCAAGATGATGTAAGGTGTTTGAAATGTAACAAATTATTAGCTAAAATAAACAACAAAGGTATTCTTGCTGGACAAATTAAATGTCCAAGATGCCGAACAATAAACGAGGTGTGATATGCCGACACAGCATGACAAAGAAGAAAAAGATTTAATGGAGAAAGATGAGGACAAAGAAATGCAAATTAAAAATCCCAACACTCCAGACAAAATGGAAAAGGATGAAGAAAAGTATGCAGTAGAAGATATGTATTCTACAAAAGCTTTAGCAGAAGAAAGAGCTAAAGAAATGGGTGGTGAAGGTAGCCACGAACATGTGCATATTGTAGATGATAAAGAAATGGTTTTATACATGCCGTTTGGTAGTCATGAAGAATATCTTAAAGCCAAAGAAGAAATGGAAAAAGATAACAAAGAAGATGACAAAGAAAAAGAGATGGGTGCTCACGACAAAGACAAAGAAGAAGATATGGGCAAACATGAAGATGATGAAAAAGAGATGGGTAAACATAAGGATGATGAAAAAGATATGGGTGCTCATGAAGATGATGAGGATGACGATAAGAAAGAAAAGAAAATGGCTAAAGTTGAAGATTGCGATTGTGAGGAAAAGAAAGATGTTTGCGATTGCAAAGAAAACACAGCAGATAATTATGCTTTAGAGCAAACATTCAACATCAACGGAGTAGAAATATTCTCTACTGGTGTTTGGAATGGAGATAAATATACAAAAAAAGATTTAGATGCAATGGTTAAAAACTTTGATGAAACAGGTTTTCAACCACCATTAAAATTAGGACATAACGAGGAACAACCAGAGATGAAAGATGGTGAACCAGCTTTAGGTTATGTCGACAAAATTTATACTACAGGTAATAAACTCTTAGCAGATTTTAAAGAACTCCCTAAGAAAGTCTATGAAGCTATTAAAAGAGGTAATTATAAAAGAGTTAGTTCTGAGATTTATTGGAACTACAAAAACAATGGCTCTGTGCTCGATAGAGTTCTGAAAGCTGTTGCTTTACTTGGCTCGGAAATCCCAGCAGTTACAAACTTAGAAGCCATTGAAGGTTTGTATGCTAAGGATAATGGCTCTGGCGAAGTAAAAAGACACTATACTGAAAAGGAGAGTGAACTTATGGAAAAAGATATTTCAAAAGAATATCAAGAGCTTCAAGACAA